AAAGCGGGCCGTGACAGATCGAATGGAGCGGCCCGCACCCGCAACACCCTCACTCATTCACACCAACGAAAGCCAAAAGGAAAGCAACATGGACTTTGATTTTGCAAGCATCGACACGAAGAAGCTCTCTGAGAGCGGCGTCCCCCTCTCGCTGCTCAAGCTGGACGGCAAGCCGCTCACCGACAAGGATGGCAACGCGGTGACCGTCACCCTGCTTGGGCCAGACTCGGCCAAGTATCGAGCGCTGACCCGCGAGAACATCCGCCGTCGTCTTGAAAAGAGGGCGCTTGGCTCTGTGGCCTCGGAGGTCGATGTTGATGAAGTCGAGCGCGAGACTCTGGAGATTCTTGCCGTCTGCACCGTAGCTTGGCAGGGCGTGAATACACCGCAGGGCGAGAGCATCCCTTGCACTCCAGAAAATGCGCGGAAGCTCTATGAGGCATATCCGGTGATCAGGGAGCAAGTCGATGGGTTCATCGGCAATCGCGCAAATTTTATTCCGGCGTCGTCGAAGCGCTGATAGCGCACGCCCGGTTTCACTTTGGCCTGAACAAGTCGGCGGGCGGGTCAACGCTCGCCGATCACTACGCCGCCGCTGCTCGGCAAACCGGCAAGACTTTGCAAGTCAAGCCGCCCCCGCTCCCCTCAGAGATGCGTTTTCTGTGGGGAGCGTTTTTGTCTCTCAGCAAGGCGAGGACAGGCAATGGATTCGGGCCGAATCCACTTCCCTACGGAGAGATCGACGCGTGGTGCAGGCTCATGCAGACACGCCTCGATCCGTGGGAGGTAGATGCGCTGCGCAGACTCGACGACGCCTACCTTGAGGCCGCGATAGAAGAACCGAAAAAAACATGATTTAGGAGCCGACATGGCAGACATCTTCGAACTTGGATTTAGGATCGACACGACGCCACTGAACGCCGCGAAAGCGGCTGCTGAAGGTGCTGCGCAGTCGGTCGGCAAGCTCGGCGATGCTGAAGAAAAAGCCGCTCGGCAAGCGCGGACCCTCGCCGACGCCCAGAGGCAGGCATCCGGGGCGAAGGGCGAAGCGGCGGCGAATGCCGACCGCCTCGCCAACGCGCTTGGCGGACTCAGCGGCAAGATCAGCGTTTCAGCCCAAGGTCTCCAGCAAATGGCGATGATCATGGGTTCTGGGGGCGCTGGCGGCGGAGGCATGGCGGCTGGCCTCGGCGTCGCCTCTCAGGCGTTGGGGCGCTTCGCGTCAGCGCTTGGCCCGGTTGGTCTTGCTGTCGGTGCCACAGTCATAGCGGTCACGGCCCTCGGCGTCGCAGCGAAGGCGACATTGGAGCCGCTGGCGCAAGCATCAGACAGGCTGGAGTTGTTCAGGGCGCGGCTCAACAACGCGCTGGAAGATTCTGGTCTGGCGCAGCAAGCTCTCGCGGACCTGACCAAGATGGCCGCTGAGACCGGCCTTGGCTTCCAGACGACCGCCGACGCTTTCCTCCGCTTCGCACGGGCCAATCAAACGATTGGAGCGAACAACCAGCAACTGCTCCAGTTCACCGAGACTGTGCAAAAGCTCGGGGCGGTTTCTGGCGCGAGCCTTGGCGAAACGCAGTCGGCGATGATGCAGTTGGGTCAGGCGCTCTCGTCTGGCCGTCTGCAAGGCGACGAACTCCGGTCCATCGGTGAAAACGCGCCAGCGATCCTGAAGGCGATTGCTGACGGCGTCGGCGTATCTGTCGGCCAGATCAGGGCGATGGGTTCTGCTGGTGAACTCTCTACCCAGAGAATTTTCGAAGCGCTCCTCAAGTCCACGGACAAGGTGAGGCAAGAGTTCTCCACCCTGCCAGATACCGTCGAGCGCCAGAACCAGCGGCTGACCGATGCGTGGGACCGGATGCTCGCGACGATGGGCGAAAGGCTCAAGGCGTCTGACATCTACCAGTTCTTCCAGCGCCAGCTTCTCAATGCGATCAACGCGGCAAACGCGGCTATGGCTGGTTCTACGCCTGCTCAACAATCCAACGAGCGACTGCGTGGCGTCCAAGGACGGATCATTGTCACAGGCCCGTTGCGCAGGCCAGACGGCACTTACGATATGGAGCGCGGGCGGGCGATGGAGGCGCTGCGCGACGTTGACGACCCTTCCAAAAGTGCAGAAGCGAGAGCCGCCGCGAGAGAAGCTATCGACAGGTATATGCGCATCCGCGTCGAGGAGTTGCGAAAGGCTGGCGGATCAGGAGCTTCTGCAATCTTGGCAGAGCTTGAGGCGGCTTCAGCCGGTGTTGAGAGAGCGACGCAAGCGGCGGTTGAGCGCGGCAGAGCCTCTGCCGAGGTGGAAGCGCGGCGCAGTCGTGTCGCCACCATCGAGCGCGGCACCGCCGCTGGTCGTGAATACGACGACTTCCAGTCTCGCATTTCCAAGCTCAATCAGGCTCGCGATGCGGTCACTGCCGCCATTGCTCAGGCTCGGGGGTCGCGGACTGCTGGCAATGCAGACGAGCGCGATCAAGCGAACGCGTCGCTTCCCATCCTTGAGAGGCAACTGGACGCCATCAACAGGGAGGCGCGTCGTGCGCAGCCTGCTCTTGCGCGGCTGCGGGACGAGGTCAAAGACGCGGAAGATGCTGCGCGGCGTGCTGGCGGCTATGGTGGCGGCTTCCAGATCATGGCCGAGGCCATCAAGGCTGCGCAGAGCGCGGAAGCACAAGGCGGTTCTGTCCAGCAGTTCGCCAGAGAGATATCGAAAAAGCGAGCCGAAGACCTCAAAGAGCAGGCGGATGGGTTGCAGCGGCAAGTCACTCAGCAGAGAGAACTGACCGCAGCACAGGCGCGAGGTTATGACGCGATTCAGCGCATAACAGACGCCCAAGAAGACGCCAATAAGCAGTTCGAGATGGTCGGCAACCTGAGCCGGACCGAATACCCTGAGCTTTTCCGGGCGATGGAGCGCGTCATTGAGTTGCAGCGCCAACTGAGGAGAGAGTCACGAGAGACGGCAGATGCTCAGGCCGCTGCCATTTCCGCAGCTACTGTCGCCGGTCTCGAAGCGCAGCGACGGGCCATCCCTTTTGGTCCGGGCGCGGTGCAAAACGAAGCGCAAATAGCGGAGATTGAAAGAATCCGCCGCCAGCAAGGAGATGCAGCGGCACGGCGTCGAGAGGCAGAAATCCGAGAGTCTAATAGGCTCACTGATGCACAGGCGCTCAATGCGGCGAGCATTGCAGCAGGCCGCGCAAGCGTAAACGCGGGCCTCACGCCGATGGCCCGCATGAGGAATGAAACCAACCAGCGAGCCGCCGACGCGGAGGCATCAGCATCAGACCCCGCCGTTGGACGCCAAATCGCCGATCAGATCAGGCGGGAGGGCGAAGCCCGTATCGCCGATCAACTGGCTCAACTGAACAGAGCCTCGAATCTTGAGCTTGAGACAGCCCAGAAGCGCCAGAGACTGGTCAACCTCACGACGGAAGAGTTCAGGGTCCAAGAGGCCGTCATCCGCAAGGAAATGGAGTTGCGGCGTGAAGGTATCGAGACTGAGGGCGAGTATGGCCGGAGCCTGATCCGCCAGACGGAAGAGATCGAGCGCCAGACGATAGCGTTTGAGAAGCAGCGAGCGCGGGTGGAAGGCTTGTTCAACGTCGTCGATAACGCAGCGAGCGGATTCCGCAATGTCTTTGTCTCGACTTTCGAGGAGGCGTTCAAGACCGGCAAGTTCAACGCACAGAACTTCTTCAATGGCTTGACCGGGATGATTGCCAAAGCTGGCGCGGAGATGGTCTACGAAATCTCTGTGAAGCCGTTCGTGATGGCCGCAGCCAACTGGCTGAAGTCTGGGATTTCAAGCTGGGCCGGTAGCCTGTTCGGCACGCCTGCCGCTCCAGCGGCAATGGGTGGAGCGTTCACCGAAGGCGGCGTCCGGGCGTTTGCGATGGGCGGTGTTGTCGGCTCTCCTACGCTCTTCGCATTCGCCAACGGCGGGCGGCTTGGCCTCATGGGAGAAGCTGGCCCTGAAGCCATCATGCCCCTCAAGCGCGGCCCAGACGGTCGTCTTGGCGTCGGTGGGTATGGCGGTGGTGGTGGCGATGTCACTGTCGTCGTCAATGACCAGCGCGGCAAGGGTGAACAGGTTGGTGTTGAGCAAGGCACAGGCCCAGACGGCCAGCGGATCATCTCGATCATGGTCCGCGACGAGGTCAAGCGAGCCATTCGGTCCGGCGAGATGGACCGCGACATGGCGACCAATTTCGGGACGACGCGCCCGGTCCAGAGGAGATAAACGATGCCCGCAATATGGCCCGCCACACTCCCTGAATACGTTCTGCAAGACGGCTTTGGGGAATCACTCAACCAGCAGACGATTGAGTCGCAGCCTGACACCGGCTCACCGAAGGTCCGTCGTCGCTACACGAAGGTCGTGCGCAAGTTCGACATCACGTTGCAGATGACTCAGGAGCAGAAGGAGACGTTCGAGTCCTTCTACTACGACACGCTCAACGGCGGGTCGCTTACCTTTGACTGGGTGGACCCTCTGACCCGAGCAGCGGCGACTTTCAGGTTCCGATCCCCTGCGCCGAAGTATGGTGTGATCGGCGGCATCTACGTCCGCGCCCAGTTCACAATCGAGACGGCTTGAGGCAAGCATGAGGACGCTTTCCCAAGTCGCCATCGAGTCGGGCAACGCGCAGCAGACTGGCGAGGTCTGGCTGTGCTTGATGACGATCACGCACCCGAGCCTGCCGCAGCCCATCCGCGTCGTGAACAACAACGAGGACATCACGTCGCGAGGGAACTTGTTTCAGAACTTCCCGTTCGAGATCGAGCTTCCCGGCGAAGACCCAGACTCCCCGCCAAGGGCAAGATTGCGCATCGACAGCACGGACCGGACCATCGTCAACGCAATCAGGACCATCTCGTCCCCGCCTGTCATCACCCTTGAGGTGATTCTTGCGTCGCAGCCGAACATCGTAGAAATCGCCTTCGATGGGCTGACCCTCCGTGAAGTCACCTATGACGTGCGCTCGGTGTCGGGAGAGCTTGTCTTCGAGTCCATCTTCACAGAGCCGATCACGACGCAGATGACCCCTTCTCGTTTTCCGGGGATGTTCTGATGGCAGAGGCTCTTCCTGACTGGGCCGCTCGCTATGTCGGCATCCCCTACAAAGTTGGCGGTGCGGATTATCACGGTTGCGATTGTCTCGGGCTGATCGCGTTGGCGATGCGCGAGCAATTCGGCTGGGAGCTTCCGCCCTATTCAGGCGCACATTGGCATCACGGCCAGAGCGCCGAGCTTGTCGGCGGAGACGCCGCCACCTACGCATCGCGCTACCGGACTGTCGAGGCTGGGCTAGAGCGCACAGGAGATGTCATTCTCATTAGAATGAGAGGGCATCCGCTCCATGTCGGGCTTGTGATAAAGGCGGGTTTCATGCTTCATTGCCATGAAGATGCCGACGCCTGCGTCGAGCCGTATCGCACACCCATGTGGGAGAAGCGGATTCTCGGGTTCTACAGGTATGAGGAATTGTGATGGGCGATATCACGACTGTGATAGAAGATGAGAAGGTCGAGGTTCTCCCTCGACCTTTCGTCGAGTCGTCCATTGTTTTCAGGCCGCACCCGTTTGCAACTCCGACCCACTATGCCGTAGCGCAAGACGGGCAAAACGTCAGCCAGATTGTCTCCGGCTTGGAGCTTGACCCGGTCTACCGTGAGTATGTCCGGGTCTGGATCGACGATATCGAAGTCCCCGTA